AGCGGCGCGCGAGGTGGTGCAGGACGTGGGCCTCGTGGTCGGCCAGGGAGCCCTTGCGGCTCAGGTGGGCGGTGCGGGAGAGGGCACCGTGGCTGCGGTCGTCGGCCACGCGCTCAACGAGCTGCTCGGCCGGGAGCTCCAGGCGCGGGGCGTAGGTGACGCCGAGGCCGACGGGGCTCACGAGGTCGCCCGGGCGTAGCAGCGGCGGTGCCAGCGGCGCGGCACCCCGCCGAACGGGTGCATGAGCCCCCGGCGCAGCCAGCCGCGCCGGACCCGCAGCCGCAGCCCGCAGCCGCGGCAGCGCATCACGCCCACATGCGGTGCCCGGCGACGCGCGGCGGGTCCGGCGGCCCGAGCGCGGGGTCCCACGGCTCGGCCGGCTCGACGTGCAGGGGGCACGAGTCCGACCCGTCGCAGTAGGGCGGGCGGTCGATGCCGGGCCCCTGGGTCGGCTCGACGCCGGCCGCCTCGAACGGGTCCCTGCGGACGAAGCGGAGCGTGATCCCTCCGGGCGGTTCGAGGTCCACGAGCGGCGCGTCCACCAGGAGATCGTGCCAGAGCGCGCCGTCGTCGCGCGCGGCCGTCTGCGTGTCCCAGTCAGCCTCGACCCCGAACACGGCCAGCTCGCCGAGGCCCTCGGCCGCTTCCAGATGCGCCCGCGCTTCCTCGTAGGTGCGCCACACCGAGCCGCCCGGGTAGCCGCCGGGCCGGTCGGCCGGACAGTCGGGGTGGCCCGGCGGCAGACGGCCCACCTTGAGCAGCGGCCTAGGCGCCCGCTCGGCCATCCCGCGCCGATAGCCGACGGCGTGGCCCAGCGTGTAGATCATGGCGTCTCCTCCTCGGGTGTCGGCGGAGCGAGGTAGCGCTCGAGCGGCGGGTCGTCGCCGCGCCGCAGGAAGCCGACCAGCGCCACGCCGCTGTCCTCGCGGACCAGGACGTCCGGCCCGCGGCCCAGGACCGCCGCGAAGGCGTCGACCGCCTCGATGACGCTCGGGGTCGGCCGACGGCTCCAGGCCGGCGAGTAGTCGTGGAACACGATGAGACCGCCCGGACGCAACCGCCAGTGCCAGCGACAATCGTACCCCACGGCGGCGACCCGGTGATCGCCGTCCACGAACACCAGGTCCAGCGGCGGATCCTCGGACGTCGCCAGCCAGTGGGAGCGCGAGTCGATGTTGAGCGGGCGCACGCGCTCTCCCAGCGGACGGAGGTTCTCGGCGGCGTACGGGTGCTCGACCGTGGACGGGTTGAGCGTCCACAGCGTAGCCCGCGGGGCGGCCAGGGCCAGCACGGCGGCGGAGTATCCGGTGGCGGTGCCGATCTCCAGGAACCCGGCCCCGTCGGCGTCGTAGGCGCGGGCGAGCACCGCCAAGGCCAGGGCCTGCTCCGGCCACACCTCGCGCGGGGTCGGGGGGATCAGGCGACGCGCGGCGGCGACCGCCTCGACCGCGCCCGGCCAGCGGCGGCGGAGCACGTCCGCGATCTCGAACGGCAGCAGGCCGTCCAGCCACAGCGGCCTCGGCAGGCTCAGGCCGGGGTCGTACTCGCCCATCGGGCGGCCTCCCAGGAGCGGCGCAGCTCGGGATCGTCCAGGCGGCCGGGGTACAGGCCCGTCAGGCGGCGAGCCTGGCCGGTGTGGTGCGCGATCACCGTCCGCGCCGACGGGTCCCGGTACCGCACGAGGCGGTTGTACTCGTCCGAGAGCAGCCACAGCCGGACCGGACACCGATGCAGGGCGCGCAGCAGCGCCGCCTGGTCGCGCTTGCCGTAGCGGTCCCACTCGGCGTGCCAGGCGCGCAGCAGGGCGGCGGTGGCGGGCGAGCGGCGATAGCCGAACACGCCGCCGTTCAGCTGCAGGATCTCCGTCGTCCCGAACAGGGCCGCCGTCTCGCGCAGCTCGTCGGCGTTGTCGGGCCGGCCGGCGTCGGCCAGCCGGGCCCACCTCGGCGGGTTCGGGCAGGCCACCGCGTCCCACCCGTCGAGCAGCGGGCCCAGGGCGCCGTCGACGCGACCCAGCAGCTCCGTGTCCGCGTCCAGGTACAGGACCACCTCCCAGGCGGTCGGGGCGAGCTCGTCCATGCACGTCTTGGCGCGGCGGCCGCCGAGGTCCAGGTCGGGGTACTCCCGCCACACGTCCTCGCGCCCGAGCGGCACGTCGGACACCGCGCACACGGCCAGGCCGGGCATGTGGCGGCGCACGCTCGCCAGCAGCCGGTCGGCGCAGGCGCGGGCCGGCTCGCCGTACGCGACCACGAGCACGCCGCAGCGGGCCAGGTCCTCGTCGTCGAGCAGCCTCACCCGGCGGCTCCCGTCCGCAGGCCCGGCGGCGGCTCGGGGTGGCGGTTGAAGCCGACCTCCATGAGCCGGCGCGCGTCCGGGCCGTCGAGCCGGCCGGGCACGATGCCCGACCAGCGGCGGGCGGTGGTCGGGGCGTGGGCGACGACGGTGCGGTTGGTCGGGCTGCCGTAGCGGACCACGTGGTTGTACGGACGCCCGAGCGTCATGATGCGCGGGGCGTGCTGCTCGATGGCGCGGCTCAGCGCCATCTGGTCGCGCTTAGCCCACACCAGCCACTCGGCGTGCCAGGTGACGAAGAACGCCGCCACCTCGGGGCAGCGGCGCCAGCCCATCACCCCGCCGTTGTACTGGAGGAACTCGTCGGTGCCCCAGCGTCGGAACGTCTCCTTGGCCTCGTCCTTGTTGTCGGGCCGGATGCCGTTCCTGGCCAAGGAGTACTTCGACGGGTCCGGGACCAGCGCCAGCTCCCAGCCGGCCTCCAGGTGGCGGAAGATGGGCTCCGGCGAGTCGAGCAGCCAGGTGTCGGCGTCCAGGTACAGGACCGTCCGCCACTCCTGAGGGGTCAGGTCGTACATCTTGGTCTTGGCGCTGCGCGCCCCCAGGTCCTCGTCGGGGTGCTCGGCCCACACGTCCTCGACGCCGAGCGGCGCGTCGGAGATCAGGCAGACCGGCAGCCCGGGGGCGAAGCGCCGCACCGAGGGGATCAGCCGCCGGGCGCAGTCGCGGGCGGGCTTGCCGTAGGCCACGCAGACGACCCCCCGGAGGCTCGCCGGGGCGCGCTCCGGCGCCGGGATGGCTGCCGGGACAGGTTCGGGCTCCGGAGCGGCCTCTCGCGCTCCTACGACGCTCTGCGGGGCATGTGCCGGGGCCTCCCCTGCCGCAGGAGCGTCCGCGACCGGCGCGGCGGGCTCCGCCGGCACGGCCGCAGCGGGCTCCAGCAGCGCGGCGACGGCGGCCCGCCAGTCGGCGCACCAGGCCTCGGCGGTGAAGCGCTCCGTGGCCGCCCGCAGCACCTCGGCCACGTCGAGACGGTGCAGCCGGCCCTCGTGGTGATCGGCCATGGCGAGCTTGACCGCCGCCGACAGCGACGCGTGGCTGCCGCGCTCGTAGCGGTAGATGCCGTGCTGGTAGGGCGGCAGGCTGTCCAGCAGGCCCACGTCGCGCGGGATCACGACCGGCACCCCGCACGCCAGCGCCTCCAGCGGCCCGTACGGCACGCCCTCGAGGGTCGAGCAGCAGACGTAGAGGTCCAGGCCGCGCAGGAAGGGCACGACGTGCCCGACCGTCGGCAGGGCGCGGGTCATGGAGCCCCAGCCCCGCCCGGCGGCGACGTATTCCGCGTTGCGGACGGCGTGCTTGCGCCCGGCGAGGAGTTCCCGCCAGAGCTTCTCACCCTTCCGACCGCCGAGGTAGACGAAGCCGCTGGTGCCGATCCGCGGGCGCAGGCGGCGCTCGCGGCGGGGCGGCGGCGGGCCGGGGCTGAACAGGTCGCGGTCGAGCGGCGGGGTCACCAGGACGCTCGGGCCGCGTGGCGCCAGCTCGTCCAGCCACATCCGGGCCGAGGTCGCCCGCAGCCCGACGGCCGCGGCGGCGCGGTCCCAGACCAGCGCCTTCGGCGGGAGGTGGCCCTCGCGGTGGGTGAACCAAGCCAGCGACGGCGTGTCGCGGTAGCCGGCCTTCGGCACCAGCAGATAGGGCAGGAACAGGTTGGCGTCCGCGGAGGGGTCGGGCTTCTCGGACAAGGACCAGCCGGTGCCGCGCGCCAGCTCGCGGGCCAGCCGTGCCAGGACGCGCTCCCCGGACAGCTCGCAGCCGACGATGTGGACGCGGGGCTCAGCCACCGGCGCCGTTGGTCCCGGGCGGCAGCACCGTCAGGTACGGCATGTCCACCAGGTAGGGCTCGACCCGGCGCAGCGCGTCGAGCAGCGCGGCCCTCATGCTCCTGCCGACCCCGCCGTAGCTGCGGAAGCTACGGTCCAGCCGGCACCTCCAGACGCCGCGGTTCCCCTGGTAGGCGGTGAGGGTCACCGCGAAGCCGAACTGTGCCAGGAACTCCAGCCACGCCCCGAGGTCCTCGGGCGGGAGATCCTGCACCGCCCGGCGGAAGCGCGCCAGCCGGGGGTCCGACGGGTCGACGCCGCTCACGGCTCGCGCCGCTCCGCGTCCAGCAGCTCGCTCTCCGCCAGCAGGAGCAAGGAGTCGAGGTCCCGGACGTCGGCGATGGGCCGCGTGGCCCCCCGGAGGGTGCCCTGCTCGAACAGTCCGCGCACGACCCGCAGCGTCTCGTCCACGACCCGCCGGCGCGCGTGCAGCCGGAGGTCCCGGGCCGCCCCGCTGCGGGGCACGTCAGGCGGCGGCGCGCTTGCCGCGTATCCAGGTGGGCGGCAACGCGCAGAGCTTGGGCTGCGTGAGATACACCGCGCAGAGGAAGGCCAGCCGCTCCTCCTTGATCGACCCGCGCTGCCGCGCCCACTCGTCGAGCAGGCGAGTCGTCGCCTCGCAGCGCCGCAGGTAGAGCACGCGAGGATCATACACCGGCACCCGCAGGTCACCCAGCACCGCCGACGCCCGGGCGCGGTCCTCGCCGCTGCCGAGCTCGAGGGCGAGGCGGTCCACGTCGTCGAGCGGGGCCGCCACCTCCCAGCGGCGCAGCAACGCCAGCCCGGGCCGGGCGAGGTCCGGCCGGAACTGGGCCCGCCCGTCCCACCAGAGGGTGCGGGCGAAGGGCAGCTCGCGCGGCTGCCCGGACAGGTCGGACGCGACCGCGAGCCCGCGTCCGAGCCGACGCGCCAGCGACGGCGCGACGGACATCCCCTTGTGCAGGCGCACCACCAGGATGCCCGCGTCGCCGCGTCGGCCGGAGTCGCCGCCCTCGCCCTCCGCCGCCGCTGCGGCCTGGGCCTCGCGAGCGGCCCGCCGCTCGGCGGCGGCCTTGGCCGCGCCGGTGAGGCGGCGGGCCGGGGTCGCCACGGTGAGCACACCGCTCGCGGCCGGTCCCTTGGTGTCCGGCGGCGCCAGCATGGCCTTGATCGCCGGCGGAGCCTCCTGCGCCTTGGCGGCCGGCTGGCGGCGATCGTTCAGGATGACGGCGCCGCGCGTGCGGGCGACGAGGCGCTCGGCCGTCTTGCGGTCGTAGCGCCGCACGTCGCCGGGCCTGAACTGGACTCTGACGATCTCTCTGGTCATCGCTCCTCCGATGCGGATGGTGCGGACCGGCTCGTCCACCGGCCGCGGGGGAGGCCCCAGGGGATCCCCCCCGCACCCGGCGTCGGCCGCCCCGCAGACCGGGCAGCCGTCCATCACCCGGCCCTACTTAGGTGCCGGCGGTGAGGTCTACGCGGACGAGGGCGACCGGCCGCATCGCGCCGAACGCGGCCCGCAGCTCGCCCAGGATAGCGACCAGGTTGCGCTGGAAGTAGTCCTTGTGGGAGTTGGACAGGCTGATCGTGGCCTGCTGGCGGTCCCACAGGACGAGCGTCCGGAAGTCCCCGACGTAGGCGGTGCCCTCCGGGACGGCCTCCGACTCGATCACCGGCAGGCCCCACAGCCGCGGCACGCCCAGCTCGCGCGGGCCGCCGAAGTAGTACTGGCCCGTCTGGCCCGCCAGCTCGGTCATCAGGTCGAAGTCCTCCCAGTCGTTGGGGTGCATGAGGTAGGCCGTGGCGATGGCCCGGCCGACCACGCGCACCTTCGTCCGGGCGCGACGGGCGGTGACGAGGCGGTCGGTGTCGAACGCCTGGTCCTGCACGCCTTCCAGCGACTCCAGGCCCTCGAAATGCTCGCCGGTGCCGTCGCCGGTGACCATCTCGTCCTCGAGGGCCTGGGCCACGCCGTCGCGCAGGAAGCCGTCGATCATCGTCCGGAGCTGACCGGCGTCGGCCAGGGCGCGCGTGGTGGTCGTGACCATGTGGGCGATGGTCTTGACCGGCGCCTGGACCTTCTCCAGCTCGAACTCGGACTCCGGCTTCATGGCGTTGTCGTCGTAGGCGTTGGTCGCCTCCGGCACGACCGCCGCTCGGTTGGTCTCCGACACCACCCGGGCGTACTCGATGAGGTCGCTGTCGGTCGTGCCGAGCGTGATGATGTCGCGCATCACCAGCGGCCGACGACCGAGCAGCGTCAGGCCCACCTGCACGTCCGGCCAGACCATGGCGCCAGCGCTGGTCACGTCGGCGCCGGTGATGATCTGCTTGACCCCGACCTTCGGGGACTGGATGCCCACGCCGGCGAACGTCTTGGACGCCCCGCCCATGCGGACGTACCACTCCTTGAACTCGTCGGAGTCCAGGAACTCCTGCCCGACGGTGACCAGCCGGCGGCGCGGGTCGCCGTCCTTGCTCTCGCCGGGGTGCTGGTTGCCCGGCTGCTCCGGGCGGCGCCCGGAGCCGGCGGTGCGGTACGACGCCCGCCGCTGCTCCATCTGCGCCCGGAGCTCCTCCTGCTCCTTGAGCTGGAGGCCCCGCTTCTCCAGGTCCGCGATCTCCGCCCCGAGCTTGCGGACGGACTCCGCCTGCTCGTCGGAGAGGACCCCCTCGGACTTCTCGTCGGCCTCGTCGAAGATCGCGGACTGCTCGTCGCCCTTGCGCTCGATCTCCGCGACCAGATCAGCGAGCTTGCTCACGCTGACAACCTCCCTCGAAGCTCGCGCGCGATGCGCGCGGCCGTGCGTTCCGCTTCCACGCGCAGCCGGCGCGACTCCGCAGCGGTCAGCAGCCGCTTGGGCTCGGGCTGCTCCTCGCCGCCGGCGTCTTCCGGCTTGCGCTCCGTCGCCGCCAGCCACTCGCTGAGGGACGCCCGCAGCGGGTCAAGACCGCCCAGGGCCTCCAGCAGGTCGCGCAGCCGGCCGCGGTTGCGCTCGGACAGCTCGCGGCCTTCCTTGAGCCGGAGCTCGTGGAGGTCGCTGGCCCGAGCGCAGAAGTCGCGCACGTCGCCCAGCACGCGGTCGCCGTGAGCGGAGAAGGTCTCCCCGTCGAAGTCCGCAAGCGACTTCAATGGCGGGGCTTCCTGGCCTGCGTCGGTGAGGTGCCGGGCCAGGTGGCGATGCACGCCCTCCCGGTCGCCGGCGGGGATCGTGGTGCCGCCGCGGCCGCCGTTGAGCACGCCGATGCCCGTCGAGCAGGCGCGCAGGTTGGCGGCGCCGACGGCGCCGTCCTCGGACACCATGTGGTGGATGAAGCGGTACGACGCCTTGACGTCCGGGTCGCCGTCGGGGTCCACCCAGGCGAACGCGCGGCGGAACGTCGCCCGCCCGGCGTCGTTGCTCAGGCGGGTCCGCATCTCGGAGCCGTCCCACGCGCCGTCGTCGGTGGCGGTGCTGTGGGACGGGATCGCGGCCTTCTGGCCGGTGCGGCCGTCCTTGCCGCCGGTGACGTTGGCCTCGCGCTCGGCCGGCACCAGCACCAGCGAGCCTTCGTAGAGTTTGATCTGGGTCAGCGCGCGGCGCTGGTCGGTGAGCTGGCCGTAGGCCCCCCGGATCGGCGGGTCCACCTTCTCCATCTCGTACGACTCGGCCTCGTAGCCGATGCTCAGGCCCATGCGCTTGCCGGCTTCGAGCCGCTCGTTGGTGATCGCCCGCGCCCGCTGCGACGTGGGGTCGCTGTGGTAGTGGGCCTCGATGTACAGGCCGCGAGCGTCCTCGCGGGCGACCATCGGCATGGCGACCGGGGTCTCCCAGTCGTGCGCCCACGCGATGAAGCCGTCGCGGAGGAAGTCGGGGATGGTTTTCTCGAACGCGCCCGGCCGGACGGTGTCTCCGTACGAGTCGGTGCGTCCGAACACCGACAGGTAGCCGAGCAGCCCCCCGTTGGGGGCGTCGTCGATGGCCTTGGCTTCGAGGAACGGGAACACCGTGCGGTCCACGCGAACCCCCGAGCCCCGGGGGACCTCGTGGGCCCGAGATGGGGCGGTAGGGGCCTCGCGGGCCCTGCTGGCGAGCGGCGCTTTGCGCGCTAGTCTACGACTCGCTCGACGTGCTGGCAAAGGGCGAGCCCGTCGCTCGCGTCGGAGTGACCTCGCCGAGGGTCACCGTCTGCCGCTTGCCGCACGACTTGCGGCCGCACTTGACGTTGCGGACCCGGCCGCCGGAGGCGTCGGACGTGAAGAGGTACCAGCCGCAGCGCTGGCAGCGGTGCTCGCGCTCGACGCGCGCCGGCGCCGGCGTCACCGTCGCCTCGGTCCGCGCCTCGGCGCGCGGCTGTCCCACTCCAGCGGGTAGACGCGCGCGTCCGGCGGGTAGTCGTAGTCGCGGCCGAGCTTGAGGCAGCGCAGGTGCAGCCGGTCGAGCTCCCCGTCGATGGGGCGCGCCTCCAGCACCGCGTAGGTGGTCCCGCCCTCCGACTCCAGGTAGTCGCCCTCGGCCGGCGGGGGCGCCTGCGCGCCGCGGTAGCGGTAGGGGCTGATGGTCACCACGACGCCCACCGGCGCGGCCATCAGCGCGGCCCCGACAGGCGCCACAGGCCCTCGGCGAGCAGGAAGCTGCCGCCGAGCACCACGAGGAGGATCAGCCCGAGCGCCGGGTGGATGACGAACAAGAGCCCCAGGAGCAGCAGGAGCCCTCCGGCGGTCAGCCCGCAGCCGAGCCCCACGTCAGGCCGCCTCCCGCAACAGGGCGACGGGCGACGTCACATCCGCCCCCGCAGCCTGTTCCGCCATTCCCAGGCGAACAAGCCGAGGACGAAGGGGAGGAGCGCCGTCGCGCCGGCCGACAGTCGCTCGGCCGGCCCCCGGTCGTCCGGGATCATGCCGCCTCCCTCAGGACGATGACGAGCGGCGCCCACAGGCCCGCCCGGCCGGCGCAGGGCCGGCAGCCTTCCGCGCTGGTGCGGACCCAGGTGGCCGCCACGGTGTCGTCGTCCTGCTCGACCAGCCACCAGTAGCAGCGGCAGTTCGCCAAGCAGGGCGTCGAGCCGTCGCCGGGCCGCGCCGGCAGCGTCACCCGCCACGCGCGAGCCTGCCCGGCGGCGTGCGCCTGCACGGCCGACCGGGCGTACAGGGCGGCGCGCGCCGCCGCCATGGCCGGAGTCAGCCAGCCGAGGGCCACCTCGCCGGCGAAGCGGTCGAGGTAGCGGTACTGCGCCTTGAGCATGGCCCCCAGCCGGCCCCAGTCCGACGGGGTCATGCGCGAGCGGCCCCCGATCCCCAGCAGGTACTGGGCGGCGTAGGTCGCCTTGAGGTCGGCGCGCATCGCCGACACCCAGGCCGGCAGCCGCACGTCGCCGGCGACCAGCGAGTCGGTCAGCGCGCGGGCTCGCAGGGCCCGGACGGCGGCGAAGCCGTCGCGCTGACCGACCACCCGCTGCTCCGACAGCCAGCGGCCGGTGCGGGTATCCCGGTAGCGCCGGACGCGCGGGTCGTAGGCCCAGGGGCTCTCAGCCATCGGGCGGCGCGTCGACCAGCAGCACGTCCTCGCGGGGCACCGGCCGCACCGTCATGCCGAACAGCCGCGTCGGGACGCCGTCCGGCCAGCGAGCGGCCTCGTCGACCCGCACGACCTCCGAGATGGGGTCGGAGGTGTCGACGCGGCGAGGCAGCTCGTCGTGGATCACCAGCCCGGCCCACGAGGCCGTGCGGAGGTACTGGCGCTGGAGCCCCCCGACGTACAGCACGGTCGGACGACGGCCGGTCAGGTTGCGGTAGAGGGTCGCCAGCTCCTGGACCTGCGCGAGGTACTTCACCGCTTCGAGCGGCCGGATGTGCTCGGGCGGCCTGGTGCGGAAGGGGTCGGCGGCGTAGGGGGCCGGCGTCTCGCCCATCTCAGGCCTCCCGCGCCGTCGCCGCCGGCGGCGCCCAGTTGGGGCCGCCGTGCCGCTCGCGGTCGCGCAGCACCGACGCCACGAACGCGCCGACGGCCTCCGAGACGGTCCCGGCCACCACCGTCATGCCGTACACGGCGTCGTCGTCACAGTCCCAGGAGTTCTCGCCCTTGCCGGGCACGGGCACCGGGGTGGCCGGGGTGACCTCGGCGCGCAGCAGCCGCCGCGGCCACGGCCAGCGTGGCCGGCTCCAGGTATCCTCGACCAGCTCGACCGTCGCGTGGTAGGTCCACTCCGGCAGGGCGAGCTGCGCCGTCTCGCGCCTGAGGACCGCACGCTTGTAGCGCGGCGAGCCCAGCAGCACGTCGACCGGGTGCAAGCTCCCCTGCCGCCACTTTGGAGTGCGGCTGTCCCACTCCATCGGGTCCACCCACAGGCCCCACCACAGGGCTCCGTCGTGCGCGTCGAGCCGCACCTCGCGCTGACGCTCCGGGAGCAGCCGGTCCCGCAGTCGGCGCGGCAGCCAGCCGTCCAGCGACCAGTACAGGGCGACCCCCGGCACCTTCCAGACGAGCTGCACCTCGTCGTCGTCGTAGCGGCCGAGCTCGACGGAGAAGCCCCAGCCGAGCTTGCCCAAGAGCCACTCGACGCCGACCTTCTGCGTGCGGCGGCTCTCGGCGTTGAACCGCACCGACGCGCGGCCGTGCCGCAGCATGGAGCCCTTGACGCGGCCGGTGCGGTGCTCGTTGAGGTTCTGACCCCACAGCCACACCCCGCGCCGGCGCAGCCAGCCGCGCACCAGCCGGCCGAGCGTCGGCGGCGAGCGGTCGAACGGCGAGGTCGTCGCCAGGCCGACCGGCGGGTGCGTCGTCCCCCGGACGGTGAGCCACACGTCCCCCGAGCGGAGGGCGCGCAGCCGCTCCCACAGGGTCATGCGCCAGCGGCTCACCAGGACGGACTGGTCGGTGGGCTGCCCGTCGGCGTCGGTCGCCCGGCCCTGCACGACGGGCAGCGGCGCGATGTCGGAGCCGTCCGGGCCGTGCAGCTCGAAGCTGCCGGGCTGGTCGATGGGTCGCACGGTCCCTCCCTCTACGACGCCGGGCGGGCGTCGAGCAAGCCGGCGTAGCGGGCCGGCACCGCCGCGTCCCACGCCTCCAGGGCGCGGCGACGGTCGGGGTCAGAGTACACCACCTCGTCGGGCTCCGGCGGCAGCGGCTCGTCGGCGCCCTCCGGGACGAAACGCTCCGCCGCGCGAGCCTCAGCCGACGAGCGCCGCTTCGTCACCGGACGAGTCCACCAAGCCCAGGAGCAACGCGTCCTCACGAGCGCGCAGCCACTCCAGGCGTTCCCTGCGGTCTCTCGGCAGCAGCCGGCCGCTACGCTGCCGGACCGTGCCGTGCGTGCCGGGCTGCGGGGCGACGGCCTTCCCGAAGCCGCGCAGCAGCGTCCGGGCGTGTCCCAGCGCCAGCGGCGCCGCTTGGCGCGGGGCGCCGACCAGCCGCTGCACCTGGCGTCCGAGCCCTCCGGCCCGCTGCACCGCCTGAGAGGTCGCGCCCCGAGCCAGCAGTCGCGGGCGGCCGCGGCCGGAGGCCCGCTGCGCCGCCTGGACGGTCCGCCCCCGGGCGACGAGCACCGGGCGGGGCGGGGGGACCGGGACGAACGTGGGGCGGAACCGCGGCAGCCGACGCAGCACCCCGCGGCTCGTCGGCTGCCGGGCCGGGCCGACGACGACCTGGCTGCGCCCGGCCCCGGCTGCGGAGCCGGCGACGACGACGGAGCGAGCGGCCGACGCCTCCGAGGCTCCGCGGCCGGCCGCGTGCCCCTGGCCGGTCGTCGCGGTCGCCTGCCCGGTGGTGATGGACGAGCGACCGGCGGCGCCGACGGAGCCCTGCCCGGTCGCGGGGCGCTCGCCGGAAGCCGTCGCCGCGCCGTGCCCGGCCGCGTGCCCCTGCGCCGTTTCCGGCCGGCCGGTCGTCTGGACGGACGCGCCGGCCCCGGCGGCGGCGCCCTGCGCGCTCGCCGGGCGGTCGCCGGCCGCGACCGCCCGGCCGGCCGGGGCGGCGCTCCCCAGGCTCGTCGCGGGTCGGGCGGTCGAAATGTCGGAAGAGGCGGCTGCTCCTCCGTGGCCGAAGGCTGACAGGGACCTGGCGGCGGAGAGGGCGGAGTCTCCATGCCCGGCCGCCTGGCCGACGACGGCCGGCGAGCGGTCGGAGGTCGCGGACGCCGCGGCGTGTCCGGCGCCCTGACCGCTCGCCGTCGGCGTGGCGGCCTTGACGACGACCGAGCGGCCGGCGGCCGCGAGCGAGCCGCTCCCGGAGACGGCCGCGGCCTTGGCGCTCGTGCCTGAGCCGTGGCCGGCGGCCGGCCCCACCGCGGTCACAGGCGTGGACTTGGCCGCTGCGCCGGCGCCGGCGCCGGCGGCCGAACCTGCGGCGGTCGTGGTGACGGCGACCACCGCCGAGGGCACCACGAGCTGGGCCGGCCACGGCAGGTACAGGCGCGGGTGCGGCTGGACCGCCGTCCCGGTCAGCGTGAGCGCGCCGGACCCCATCAGGTCGAGCGCCTCGCGGATCAGCGGCGCGTAGGAAACCAGCGCGTCGGGGCGGATCAGGAGCGAGCTCACGCCGTCGGCGAGCTGCTGCGCCTCGGCCAGGCCGAGCAGCGCGTCCCACACGGCGAACTCGGCCAGGATGCCGTCCCACGCCTGGGTACCACCGGACGAATTGCCGACCTGGTACGGATCGGCGTTGGTGTTGACGGTGCCCGCCGGCGTGCCGCCCTGGGTCACCGTCTGCGCGACGCCGTCCACCCACACGAGCGGGTCGTTGCCCGTCGCGCCGGCGTTGTAGGCGATCAGGATGTGGCGCCAGGCCCCGGTGGCGATCAGCGGGAACGTCCAAGTGCCCGCGTTGGACGACCAGCCGCGATGGAAGCGGAAGTCGCTGGCGTCGTTGACGCGCAGGATCTCGGCGCCGCCCTTGTCCCACACGCGACCGACCGACCCGCCGCCCAGGCCGTTGCGGTAGGCCCAGATGCCCCAGGTGCGTTGGGTCGCGTGGTCGGTCTTGGACGTCGCGATCCGGTCGGTGGAGCCGGAGCCGAAGGTGGCCCCGAACCCGCGGGCCACGAGCTACGTCTCCTTGATCGTGACCGAGACCAGCTCCGCGTCGCCGGTCATGTCGTCGGTGCCGGTGGTCCCGTCCGCATCCCGAGTCACCTTCAGGCGGCACCGCTCGTCGGCCGCCAGCGAGTCCATCTGCGCCCCATCGGTGTGCGCGATCGACACCTCGGTCGTCACGCCGTTGGTGGCGTTGGCAGCGCCGCCGGCCGACTGCGCTGCGGCGAAGCTGTCGGCGTCGATGTCCAGCGTCCCGGTCTGGAGCCGCTCGAACGCCGTCTGCCAGCGGCATGTGCCGGACGTGGCGCTCGACGCGGCGAACTCGATCTCGACCGTGACCCCGCCTCCGCCGTAGTTAGCGGGCAGGATGCCGCTGAAGATCGCCGACTCGTCGGTCGTCGGGTCGAAGTCCAGGACGAGTCGGCCGTTGCGCGTGTCGAACGTAGCGAAGTTGGCGGCCGGCGGCTCGTTCGCCGCCGGGAAGAACTGGAGCAGCGTGTCGCCGGAGGCCATCTACAGCACCTCGCGCCGTCGCCTGGCGACCCGCTCGAACAGGATGGACTTCTGCCCCGCGGTCGCGTTGTTGCGGAACGCCGCCGGCAGCGCGTTGTTGTACGCGACGGCGATGCTCTCCTGGTACGCGTCGGCCGCGACGAGGGCCGCGCGCAGGGCGTCCTTGGTGAACGGCATCGACTCGCGGCGGGCCGACGCCTCCTCCATCAGCTCCTTCCACAACCGGTCGATCTCGGCGGCTGGCAGGGCGGCCATCGGCTTCCTCCTCCCCCTACGCCCGGCCGTGGGCGCCCACGGCCGGGCTAGCGGCACGTCCTACTGGATGGCGTTCAGGTCGATCGAGCCGGAGGACTGGCTGAGGGTGCCCTGGCTGCCGAACGTCTCCGGGATGATCCGCTGGAGATGCCCCTCGCCGCGGTCCGCGAAGTTGATCGCGGCACCTCCCGAGGTCAGCGACAGCTGGAGGGTGTGGGTGGTGGCGGTGACCACGAAGTAGATCGTGCCGACCGCGAGGTCGCTGGGGATGCCGGCGCCCCAGACGACGACCTGGTCGCCGTCCACGAACCCGTGGCTCTCGGCCTTGAGGGTGTCGGCCACCAGGTCGTCGACCGCGAACTCCTGGAGGGCCCCGCCGCCGACGGGCATCATCCCCAGGAAGGTGCCGGCGCTGACAGCGTCCCAGAAGCCGATCCAGCGGGCGACGGCCCCGGCCGGCACGTCCCACACCGGCAGGGTGGCGGCCAGGGCCTTGGAGCCGCCGGCGGCCGCGGCCCAGGTGAGGCCCTTGCGCGCGTAGGCGGGCGCGCCGCCGGCCAGCTCGTTGGCGCCGGTGGCGCTGTAGGCGCTGTGCAGCGACCCGAACTTCATGCCGGTGGCCAGCGACTCGTCCATCGCGTCCAGCATCAGGTTCTTGGCGGTGGCGGTGAAGAACACGGTCCCCTCCTAACTCTGCGGCACCACGTGGCTCAGGGCGGTCATCTGGACGGCCGCGCCGGCCTGCACGCCCGCCGAGCTCAGGATGATGTCGGCGTCGGCCGTGCCGACGTTGCCGTCGTAGACCGGGGTCACCCCGTCGGCGGACACGCAGCGGAACCACCGCGCGGTGCCGGAGGCCGGGGCGCTCGGCTCCTCTTGCAGCGGGGCGAACGTGACCACGCCGTCCTCGATGGTGGCGGCGGCCGGCGCGGAGAAGCGCAGCTCGGCCAGCAACGTCTGGTCGGTGACGGGGTCGTCCGGGGTGGCCGGGCGGGTGCCGCCGTAGATGCGGAGGTAGCCGCCGTCCAGCAGGTTGGCGAGGACGCCGGCCTGGAGGTTGACGACCTCCGCCGCGATGGTGGTCCTCCGCGCCATGCTCCCCTCCCCCTACACGCTCTCGCGCTCGACGGTGACGACGCGGATGAGGCCGTCGTCGTCGCGCTCGACGGTGCGCCGCTCGCGCCGCGGCGCGTGCCCGTTGGTCGCCTTGGCCGCGAGCAGCGACGACGCGGCGCGGTCGAGCTGCGCCAGCGCCGCCGCGACCTCGTTGGTGCGCTCGGCTGCGGCGGCGGCGTCGTCGCGGACGCGCTCCTCCAGCGCGCCCATGCGCGCCGAGAACGATGCCTCGATGCGGGCGGCGGCGGCCTCTGCGGCCTGCTGAGCCGCCGCGCCGACCAGCTCCTCCGGGGGCGGCACGAGCCGCAGCGGCTCCGGGACCGGCTCCGGCTCCGGGACCTCCTCGCCGACCGGCGTCGGCAGCAGGTTGGCGGGGATGTAGCGGATGTTCCCGCCCTCTTCCTGCGGCAGGCCGATCATCTGGAGCGACTGGTTGAGGGTCGTCAGCCCGGACTTGAGGTCGTCGCGGGCCCGGGCGTGCAGCTCGTTCTGGTCGGTCTGGAGGATGCGCACCTTGTCGAGGTCGAAGCTCACCTCGTAGTCGTCCGGGTCCCCGAAGTCGGGGAGCAGTTGGGTGCCGAGCTCCTCCGCGAAGAGCCGCTGGCTGGGGATGATGTTGCCCTCGTAGGCCGACTCGCGGGCCTCCTTGAAGTTCGTGAAGGTCGCCCGCTCCAGGCCGGCGCCGAAGCCGACGACGACGGCGGGGATGCCCAGGACGGCCGAGACGCGCTCCTCGGGCACGTCGCGCATCAGGTCCAGCTGCATCTGCTGGGGGTTGAACGAGAGCACCGACACCGAGATCGGCGTCTCCATGACCATCGGCTCGCCGCGCTTGTCCCCGGTGAACTTCTGCTGGTACATGGCCTTGATGGCCTCGGCGTCCTCCGGGGTCGGCGCCTCGCGCGGGTCGTTAGGGGCCAGGATCACCCCGGGCACGCCCAGGTTCTTGAGCATCGCGGCGGTGAAGCGGGCGGCCTCCTGGTCGGTGACCAGCTCCAGCAGGACCGACTTGAGGGGGCTGACGCCCTTGCGGCTCTCGCCGTCGAGCCCATACCGGAAATGGACGACGTCCTCGACCTCCCATCGCTCCGGCACCCCGTTGGGGCTGTAGTCGTAGTGGGAGATGAACTCGGAGCCGTCGTCCGGCCAGCGCGGCTCCATCATGTGGGCCGGCGCCCACCAGAGCTCGACGACCTGGCTCCCCACTCCGTTGCGGCCGTCGGAGCGGACCTTGAGCCAGTAGGCGTTGCCGTCGAGGATCCAGTCGGCCAGCGTGCCCCACCAGAGGAGCTGGCCGGAGTAGAACGTGTTGGGCCGGCGGATCAGCCGCGCCATCTTGTTCTTGCGGTCAGCCTGGATGGTGCCGTCGTCCAGCACTCGCTGCACCTGGAGCGGCGCCTCCGGGAAAGTGCGCTGCACCCAGAGCACGCACGCCTGCACCAGGGACGACGCTTCCCCGGCGCGGCGGGTCGAGCCGACATCCTTGAGCAGCTCGGACCACAGGACGCGGAAGCCGTACCAGCCGGAGTTGCGGCTGAACCTCACGGACGCCGCCTTGTAGGCGGATGAGACGGCGCGGGCGCCCGCGCCGAACAGGGCGGCGGCGGCAGCGGGGGCGCGCAGCACGGTGGTGAGGGCGCTCACGTCGCGGCCAGTCTACGACGAGCGCCGGCCGGGACGCTAGGGGGTCGAGACGAGGTGGCCGTCGGGTCTCCGGGCCCGACGGCCTGTGGGAGTGCCTGGCGGCGCCATCCCGCGCGCTGTGCCGACTCGGAGCGACAGCCGGTCCGCGGGTGCGCGCTACGCCGTCACGGCGACGACGCCGGGCACGTGCCCTGCGTCATTCTAGCTCACGCCAGCACCCGCATGCGACGCTGCCGCCGGAGCTTGGCGAAGGCCAGCATGATGGCCTCGGCGGCGTCCGGCGAGCCGACCCGGCGAGCCCGCGCCTCCTCCTTGCTCTCGATGCGCGGCTTGGTATGGCTGGAGTCGTACTTGTAGCGGATCGACGCGAGCTGGCCCTTGGCCTTCTCGCTGATGGGGCCGCGGATGAGGTCCTCCCGGAAGCGCTCCTTGAGCAGCCACCAGAGCTCGTCGCGCAGGTTGTAGAACTGCGTCCGGTCGGACGAGCGTGCTCCGACGTTCACGTCCACGACGGGGTAGCCCAGCTCCCGGAGGCGGTCCGCGACCCCGGCGCCCAGGCCGATCACGTCCACCTTGAGCTCCTCGACCGAGCGCGGGTCGGGGATGAGGCTGCGGACCTTGCCGACGGTCTCCATCGTGTCCATCCCGGACCAACGGTGCTCGCGCAGGACGTTGGGACCCTGCCGGACGCAGAGGGCGTTCTCGTCGTCGCCGAAGCGGGCGCAGTCGAGCCCGGCCTCCGGGCGCTCCTCGGTGGGGAGGGGGTCGGCGTCCGAGCAGCGCTCCACCATGGCCAGGGGCATCAGGGTGTCGTCGACCGACACGTCCGGGAAGACGGCGTGTACGCGGGACTGGACGTAGGGCGAGTCGGCGCCGTGCTGCGCGACGGCCTCGTCGATCCACTGCTGGGTGATGAGGTAGGGGCGCACGACGCGGCCGGCGCGCATGTTCGGGGTGTCCGACGCCGGGATGGTGAGGGTGTGGTACAGGTCGCGGCGACTGTGGAACGACTCGTAGAAGCGGCCGGAGGTGGTGGTCGGGTTGCCGATCATGAGCAGCCGCGCGCCCTCGGACGACAGGAGGGAGTCGAGGGCGTCGTAGATGGGGTCCGGGACGCCGGCGGCCTCGTCCACCACCACGAGCAGGTACGTCGAGTGGAAACCCTGGAAGCGCTCGGGCGCGGCGTCCGACGCCTTGAAGCCCAGGGCGTAGTGGTTGGCCCCGATCTCGTACCGGCGGAACAGCGCGCGGCCGTAGAGGGGGCGCCTGGCTGATGCGGCAGCGTGGCGGATCTCACGCCAGAGGATGTTCTCAACCTGGTTGCTCGACGGCGCGGTGGTGATGACGACCGACGGGCTGAACGCGTGCAGGTACCAGAGCACCGCCCGGGCGGTCAGGAAGTCCTTGCCGGCGCTGTGGCAGCCGCGGACGGTCGTGCGGCGGTGGTCGCGGACCGCCTCCAGGATGTCCACCTGGCGGTCGTAGGGATCGTCCCCCAGCCACTCCCGCAGGAACCACTCGGGGTCGAGCCGCGCCCGCTCGAAGTCGCCCTCCCCGCGCACCATGCGCTGCCGGTTGCGCATGAGCATCGCCAAGGTCGCCTTGTGCCTGGTGGCGATGTTGCGGCGGACGGTCAGCGCGGGGGCGCGGGGCATCGCCTAGGCGCCGTCCGCCGGCGGGATGGCCGTCTGCATGTGCTCGCGGAGGTACCGGACCTCCTCGTCGGGGTTGAGCCCCATGGCGATCGCCTGCTCGCGGACCCACACCTCCAGGTCTACCTTGTCCGGGGCGTCCATGCCGAGCAGGGCGGCGCGGCGCTCCTTGATCTGGAGGCGGCGGAGGATCCAGATGGGCTGATGGCCGGCGGCGAACTGCGCGGCGCAATCGCGCTCCATCTGGTCCATGTCCGCGAGGTCGCGCACGACGTAGGCGTTCATGTCCACCAGGTATTGCCGGCGCCACTCCTCCATGATCACCTGGATGTCGCGGTAGACGGTGGCGAGCGAGATGTTGAGGCTGCCGGCGATCTCGCGCTCGGACACGCGCGAGCGGTAGAGGGAGGCCACGTCGCGGCGGCGCTTCTCGATGGTGAACAAGTCCACCTGGGCGGCGGAGCCGTTGCGGGCTGCGGGGGGCGGCGGCACGCGCTTGCGGCCGAGCGCCTTGGAGCCGCCGGGGGCCTTGCTGATGGCGCCGCGGTTGAGCATCAGCCGGCCGCGGCCCTCTGGCCGTCCAGCAGGGCTGCGGCCCGCTGCGCCAGGGTGGGGCCGGCGGGGGCGGCGGTCCCGGCGATGCGGCGGATGCGGGCCGAGCGCGGCTCCTTGAGCACCTTGACGGCCATCCCGTACTCGTCGATCGGCGGCAGGCCGGCGAGGTCGACGCCCGGGCGCAGCCGCAACGGGGTGTCGAAGCGGCCCCACGAGAAAGCGATCATGTGCTGCGGGCGCTGCCAGCGGCGCTTGGTGGTCACGACGCCGGGCCACAGCCGCTCGAGGGACCGCGCCATCCGGAGGCGGCCGTCGCCCCGGTAGAGCGTCTCGGTGTTGCCGCCGCGCATGAGCTGGGTGCGCTGCTTGTCGACGGTGAAGGCGTTGAGCTGCAACGTGCACCACTCGCCGCTGCTGAGCACCTGGAGGCAGATGTCGGTGTCCTCGTTGTAGCGGCCCCGCCAGCGGTAGGGCAGCGCGTTCAGGAAGAGCGTGCAGGAATAGACGTGCACGTTGAGGATCATCGGCAGCCGGCGCATCGAGCCGCCGCCGGAGAGCGAGAACATAGTGTAGTTGAGGCCGGAGATGCCGACGTTCTCGTAGCGGTCGGTGAGGTCCTCGCAGACCCGCAGGCCGATCCCCGCCTCGACCGGGACGCGCTTGCCCTTGTACCAGCGGCGGAAACAGCGGATGTTGTCGTCGACCTGCCAGTGGCGCTCAGCCCCCTCGGACTCGGAGTGCTCGCGTATCCAGTTGCGGGCCGGGACCACCGAGCCCTGGTCGCGGAACGGCAGCACCAGCACGCGCTCGGCGCCGTAGCGCTCGCGGTAGAGGTCGGCCTCCTGGGGCTCGACCACCAAGCGGAAGGGCACCCCGTCGGCCACGAGGCAATCGGCCGTCAGGCAGGTGTCGGCGCGGCCCTTCGACGGGACGTAGACCGGGTAGCGCGGCGGCGGCGGCGGCGGGTTCACGAGGCGGCCTCGACCGGCTCGGCACCGTCGCGCGCCTCCGTGGAGACGAGCTTGAGGGCCGACGTGTCGTCGCGCTCGCGCGGGGGCCACCAGGTCGAGAGGACCCAGTTGGCTCGGCCGTCGCGGCGTCCGAGCTCGACGCCGATGAGCTTGGCGAACCGCTCGCGGTCCGCGTCGCTCTCGAAATGCACCAGGAGCTGCGGCGTCTTGGGGTTGTGCGACGGGTCGTACTCGGGCATGCCGACCCAGTGGGCAGCCTCGTCGAAACCGCGGATCTCGTCGGCCGGGCGGGTGATCATCACCAGGTTGGCGAGCATCATCTCGTCGTAGCCGGTCCCCAGGAGGCTCACCCCGTCGTCGCGGATCGACCGCAGCAGCTCGGTCAGCGCGCGGTCGTCGTCCATCGCGAGGTGGGCGATGCCGTTGTCGCCGGCGAGGACCTTGAGGGCGCGCGGGTCGTCGGGGTCGAGGTCCAAGCGCACGACCGGGACCAGCTCCAGGCCCTCGAGCCGGCAGGCCTCGGCCACGCCGTGCCCGGCCAGGATGGTGTGGTCGCGGGCGACGACGATGTTGCGGTAGACGCCGTACTCGCGGAGCGAGGCCCGGATATGCTCGACCTCGTCCTCCGGGTGCTCGCGGTAGTTCTTGGGGTGGGGTTTCAGCAGCGACAGGGGGACCTGTTCGGCGGGGAACGCGACGACCGGCTCGGACACAGCCTCCCTCCATGGCAGCGTTGGGGCCGATTCTAGCGCAGCGGCCGTCCCGCGCGCAGCAGCGCCAGCTGGGGCCCGTGGCGCAGCAGGGACAGGGGCATCCACCAGACGGCGCAGGGGTCGCAGCGACGGATCTCGCGGTCGTATCCGGGCGGGACCGCCACGGTCAGCGGAGCGCCGCAGGAGGGGCAGGGCTTGACGGGGCGACGAACTCCGTCGCGGGCGGAGACCAGCGGGGCGACGGGGCGGGCTCGCCGGCGCCAGGGGCCGTCAGCCACGAGGGCGCTGAGCGCGCAGGAGACGCGAATCTGGGGTCGTCCGGCGCCTCCGGCTCTCCCGGGCCATCAGATGCACCCCGACGAGGCTGACGACCGCCCCGGCGACCATGAACGCCAGCGTCCCCCACGTCGAGCGCGGATCGTCCCAGGCGTAGACCCAGCCGACTTCGAGCGAGCCGGCGATGAGGCCGCAGCCGGCCAGCCAGAGCGCGAAGGCGAGCCGGCGCCTCACGCCGGCAGCCGCCGCACCGTCCGCCCGCAGCCCGGGCAGCGCACGAGGCCGTCGTCGTCCTGCTCGGCCGCCCACAGCGTCCCGCAGCCCAGCACCGGAGCAGTCCCACCACGCGGCGCGGGTCGGCGCTCACGCCGGCGGCAACCGCAGGATGGGGTAGCCGACCGAGCCGGGGACGTCGCGGAGCCAGACCTGGGTGCCGACCGTCCAGAACTCCAGGATGAGGAAGGGGTGCAGCGCCCAGGCAGGCCCGTACGGGTCGTCGGGCACCAGGACGTGCAGGTCCGAGAGCCGGGTCGAGCAGTCGCACGACTCGACGCGGAGGGTATCGCCGACCGGGAGCGGGCCCATCAGCGGGACCTCGCGGCGCGGCGGCGGCTACGACGGTTGGCCTGCTCGGGCCGGCCGTAGAGCCGGACCTGCAGGCGGGCGCTGAGCTTGGCCATGTCCAAGACTCCCTCCACGATGGCGGCGGTGGTGCGGTCCTCGGCGAGGAGCGCTTGGCGGATCGCCCAGCGGGCTTCGTGCAGCGGGCGGGCGGCGACGGCGGCCAGCTCCCGGGCGGCGGCCTCGTGCTCCGGGTTGGCCAGCGGGGGTCCGGCGTCCGGCTCCGGCCGGGTCGGGTCGGCGCTCACGGCCGCGCCGACAGGCCGAGCGAGCGGACCGAGCCGGGCACGATGCGCTCGACGAGGCGGGTGTCGTCCGGGAGGTCGCGGAACTCTCCGACGAACTCGACGCTCCATATCGCCCCCTGCCGGGCGAGCATCGCTACCTGCAGGTCGGCGACCCGCCGCCGGGCGAGTTCGGACTGCTCGGCCATGAGGCGGAAGCTCCCGGGCAGGAACTCCAGCCCGCCGACGAGCGTGTCCAGCGGGTCGGAGGGATCGCGCAACGTGCCGTCCCACCAGTTGCGGAGGGCGTCGGCGGCGAGCAGCACCTCGGCCGAGCCGGGCACCGGCACGGCGGGCGGAAGCGCCGACCACGCGGAGGGGAAGGTGCGGCGCTCCGGCAGCAGCAGGGCCGGCGCGGCGACGAGCAGCGCGGCAGATCCGGAGAGCGTCAGGAAGCGGCGACGGGTCAGCACGGAGACCTCCTCACTTCTGCACGGGGTTGGAGAGGCGTGGGTCGGGCCGGGGTAGGGGGGTGGCCTTCCAGTGGCGGCAGGGGAGACCGTCGGAGTGGTAGCCCGGGACGGGGTATTCGGCCATGAACCGGCGCATGTCGGCGTGGCCGGCGCGCAGCATGGCCAGGGCGTTGCGGAGGTAGCGGAGAGCTTCGTCGGCTCCGGGACGGCCCAGCAGGGCGTCCGCGATCTCCCCACGGGCGGCCTCCACGGTGACTCCCCATTGATGGGCGGCGTAGCGAGCAACGGCCTCGATCTCGGCGGGCCGGGGGTCCAGGCCGTGCTCGGCGCGGCGCGCCCTGTCTCGCCGCCACGCCCCATCGACCATGGCCTGCTCCCGGGCCAGCCGCGCCTCGGCGGCGAGCAGCGCGGCGGTCGGCAGGAGCGTCGGCGCGGGGTC